CTACCGCTCTTTCATAGATAGTTCGTTTACGTCCCGTGTACATCTGGGCAAAAGCCTCAGGGGAAACAGGGGAGGAAGTTCCGAGCCGTCTTAGAAGTTGCTTACGAAAACCCCGCAACCTGTCGTTTACCACGACAGGGTTGGGATCCTCAACAAGTCGATACTCACCATCGACCTTGTGATAGAAAACCCGCTCAAGCAAAGCTGTGTTAAGGGTGTTGATGTCGGGATCATTACATGTTAACGTTCGCTTATTGCCAGAGATCCCTTCTACTACGTAGATCTGGCGCGAACGGCAAGCGGCCTGAGCGTTTTGCTCCATGATCAGCCGCGGATGCGACAACGTCGAAACGTGTCGCTCGCCATGGAGCACACCCAAGCCACTTCAGGCCTGGTTGAAACCAGCCATCTCGAGCAGCAAGGAAACCTTAAGTTTCCGCGACTGCGCGAGCATGCTGGAGCCCAATTGGGCTGCCTCCACCTCCCACTTATTAGGCACAAACACTGCCTCAACAATTGTTGGGATGACGCTGGAGGCTACAACCTTGCGCAAGTTGTACTCTTGCAACTCCTCACGAGCTACACGCTGTACTGCGCGACGGTTGGCCATGGTCGGTTTGGGAGTTCCCAGGCGGAGCTTGACAGCTGCGACAATCTCACGAATGAATTTGCCACGGCAACCCTTCTTGATGCGCCTCTTGCAAGGCACCTCTGGCTCCACAGGCATGGTGGTCATAATGAGTGGGACATCACCAATCATCAAAACCTCCTCCTGTCCTACTGGGTGCGTGCTGATGATGAGATCAGCAGCCTCCTCGGGGTTTACACCTCCCCCCTCCAACACCTGTCTGAGCTTCGCGTTCTCAGATTGCATCCAGGGTTGGACATAGCGGTATACGAGTGTAGCCGCCGTTGCTGAGCAGGCAATGGCCATCCCAGTCTTCGTGTTTGACATTTCTCCGCGTGTGAAGGCAGATGAAAGGGTAACCAACCCTTTCGAGATCGCAAGTACTCGTTTTGCTGTCGTGATTGTGGCCATAGTGAAGAATTATTGAAAAATGGTTCTTTGCCCGGCCAAGGGTACAGAAGGGGAATGATCTGCACACCGCTGGATTTTAGTTAGACGGAGTCCCAGCTGACTCCGGTAAGGTGCTCCACCGACGCACCATACTATGGTACACTACTGTACCCCCTAATTTTCGCCCCTCGCAACACATGTGAGCTCCTACCTCACACAATGGTCATGGATTTTTGTGTTGTTATACCCTTGATTACCAGTCAAAGGTGGTTATCGCAGACTAGAACGCTTGTCGGTATTACCAGCAGCCAATTAAGACTCCGACCGTGCAGACCGCAGATACGGTGTTGCCCCTACGCGTGGTTGTCGGCTTGGCGAAAGCTACTACTCGACGCAGGAGTGAAAAAGTAGGTATGGTTTCTAG